GAGACTAACTAAAAAATCAACTTTATTTTTGGCCTGAAAATTAAGTTAAAGTAATTTTACCACACCCGGTATGGGTGAAATATGTGTGCAACGGTTCTAGACTTAATATCCAAAAATTAAGTATGAAATTTATATAAAGTATTGATGATAGAGTAACAAAGATGTCAACCAATGAAAGCGACAAATATTGGACTCTGCTACTTCGCTGTCCTAACCATAGGGTTTGTGGGAACCTAGTGTCGGAAGGTCACATGGAATTATATAATGGAATGTGTTTATACTGTTCGATGTACATTGGGGAATGGTGCGGAGGGCGCAAGTTAGCATGGAGGAATATCGAAGATTGTTGTGTGTGTTATGAGGAGAATCTAACAGGTGTGTCGATCCCGTGGTGTGACCATTTTGTGTGCGTGGAATGTTTCAAGAAATTGTTCAGATGTCTGAGTGATGAATGGAACGAACAATCTGAGAACGATACCGATGTTGTTGACACTCTGGCTCTCATGCGCTGTCCTTTATGTAGGGCTGGCCGACACGTGAGACCTTAAGGCTCTGGTGAAAGTATTATCGCTATTTTATACCTACTCCTAAATTTTATATAACAATGGTGTTGTTATATAACGAATTACTAGCTCAATTCCCTAAGAATCTCTATGTTGCTTGACTGTTCCTAAGTCCTTCCGGTAAGAATATGTATGTATATATGTGGATGTTTTACTTGTGTCGAAATCGACACTTGTCTCCATGTGGACAAGGTCGCCCAGTTCCTACTGACCGACACATTGGTCTCTGCTTCTTCTTTTTGGGTACCTTCTTTTTGGGTACCTTCTTTTTGGGTACCTTCTTTTCTTTCCTCTTCACTGTTGTCCAATACAACTCTATTCCTTCGTCGCTTTTGAATTTTTTAGCTCGATTTTTCCAGGGATTGCCCATCTTAGCTGGTGGAAGCTTTGTCTCAGTCTTGGTCTCGGTCTCAATCTTGGTCTCAATCTCGGTCTTGGAGCACGGTATGCATCGTTGCGTCTCTCGGCTTCTAGTTCTCCCACTCAGTCCAATCCGATGACAGTAACTTGTCATGTCCTCGTCAGGGTGAAGAAACAAGCACTTACGCCTTCCACAGTTCTTGTAGCAATCACCGACCTTGCTCACTCTGTTACATGCATCCTTGAAGAAGCAGGGAGCTACTTTCAGCTCTTCGGGTGAGTGAGCATACCTACACTTGTCTCCATGCGGACAAGGTCGCCCGGTTCCTACCGATCGGCACATCTTGCTTCGCGCCAGAGTGGTCCTCATGCTTTTAGTATCAACAAGTTTGGCACGACCTTTCTCAATCTTCTCTTTCTTGATCATATTGGGTGTAAGCAGTTTGATGACCACTATTTTTTTCTTTTTCTTTTTCTTTCCCACCTGGATCCAAGGAGAACTGATGGCGTTAACCTTGTCATCGATCTTCTTCAGATACCGGTCCAAGTCCAAATCAAAGTTCTTAATCACGTGATTGTGAACAAATTGTATCTGCTCCTGTTCAGCTTCCTTTTCTTCGTCCTCCTCTTCATCATCGTCGACGATGTAATTCTGAGTGACGTTCTCAACCTTGGATGATGGAGCATTTTTGAACTCCTCCTGGCGTTTTTCCTCTTCGATCTTCTTCTGTGCTTTTCTCTCTTTCTTTCTGGTGGCCCTACGCAACCTGACCACCTCCTTATCCCGCTCATCAAAACCCTTGTTGCGTCTCTTTCCTCCACCGTTGCGACGATGACTTTGAGGCAATGTCTTTTTCTTCACCTTCTTCTTTTTTTTACGCGCTAACCAATTGAGCTTTGACTTGAGCTGCCGTTCGTTGCTCTCCTTTACCAACCGCTTTATCCTGCCAAGTCTGCTCTCAGTGGGCAAACTTGCCAGGATCGCATCCCATTTAGATTTGTCCGCCGCGATCTTAGCTTCTTTCATCCTGATCCTCTTTTCTTCCTCCTGTTGTTCCTTCGTCTCTTCTTGTTGTTCTAGTTGCTTCATGTAGTCTTTCATTGTGTTGCATCCCGTTTCCTCTTGTGTCTTTCTTGAAGTCAACACTACCAATGGTGGTGCTGCTACCCTAGGAACTTGCCATGCCTCGGAGATCAACCGTCCTACTAGCCCATGAATGGGTTCGTTAGGCTTTAAGTCGCGCTCGTCATAGAAGGACTGTGAATAGTCCAGGTTCGTATCGAAGGGGTGCTCTGACGCGTAGAAGCTGTCTGAGCAGTACATATTCGAGAGATGGTTATTGTAATTAGTCGTCATATCTCACCATTAGCCTAATACTTCAGGTCAAAAATCAATTTTATTTTTGGCCCAAGAAAACTCGCGTAACAATGAAACGTAATTTAACCACACCCGGTGTGGGTGTGGTTAATTATGTGATTAAATTATGTGATTAAATTATGTGATTAAATTATGTGATTAATGTTCGTCAATCCTCATGCGTGTTCCTCGCCTTCTCTTTCCATTCTTCGTGTTCCTCTGAACTCATCGCCTTCCATCTCTTACCTAGCTCCTTGATAAGATCAGAACCCGTTAACCCGGTCTCCTTTGCAATCTCATCCTTATGTGTCTTCTTCCATAGAGAAGATGCGTATACCCTCTTCTTCTTCTTACTCGACTTCTTCTTACTCGACTTCTTCTCAACCTCTATTTCGGTTTTGACACTGTGGATCGTGAAGCTTTCGTCTTCTTCGCTAATCTTCTCTTCCTCACTCGATTCTACTGCATCAATCTTCTCTTCCTCACTCGATTCTACTGCATCAATCTTGTTTTTCTTGGCCATCTTATCCCACTTGGACGTGTCTCCTTTCTTAGCTTCCTTCCACCGCCGGCCGAGCTCGCTCATCACCTCCCTTGGTGTCATTTCAGGAAACTCTTTCTTAATCTTAGAACGTTCCTCAGAACAGAAGAACATATAGGCCGACTTGTTCTTCTTCTTACTAGAGCGACTCTTCTTCTTGCGCTTACTTTTAGTCTGTTCTTCAAGTTCCTCATCGCTAGGACGAACATATGCATCCATTTCTTTCTCATATCTTTCCTTATCCTGAGCAGCCAGATTGATATACTTCTTAACCTTGTTAGCGTACTTGGCTTCATGCCACATCCTCCCGAGTTCCTTGCCTACCTGACCCACGGTTGCATCATCACCCAGTTCGGCCTTGGCAGCCGCCCTGAAGTCTGAACAATAGTAGATATAGGCCGACTTTGCACGTTTGGGTGCGTTCTTATCCTTGAGCTTCTTAGTCTTACTTCCTAACTTACGTCCTCGTTTGAACGTATTGGTCAGTTCCTCCTGATTTTCCTTACCTTCCCACAGGACGAGAATAGCATTGTACGCTTTCTCATCCAGTGTGTCCTTTGCCTTAACCATGAAGGCTTTCACGAAGGCGTTAACCTTCGTGATGGACATATTCGAAGTTTGTGTGTTGGTATTCATACTTCGATAATGTTCTAATTATTTGCGCCAAAAAATCAAGTTTATTTTTGGCCGACTAGAAATAACGTTTGAACATCTCCACAAGCTTAGGGTGGACTCGAACAATATCTCCTCTCCGCTCCATGAAAGGCTTATGTCTATGAGAATTTAGAGTATGCTCTGAGATTATGATGTCTCCAAGACGCACAAAGTTCTTCGGCCAATCTTTAACGGCGTAAGCTGTATCCGGATCGATATCCTTTGCCGTGAGGGCAATCTTGGTTGTGTTGGTTGGGTTCGACCATTTTTCGAATTTTTTCGCCAATGCTCCAGATAAGGTGATCGGCAGACTCGTAGCGCTATCTGCAAGGAGGTAGTCCTTGAGATCTCGCCCGCCATCGTTTCCGCTCACTAGCCGCAACGTACTTCTTGTGTTATCTTTTCCCTTCGTAAGAGATCTTCGAGCAAGAGGTATCTTGGCCCTATTGATAGGAATTGTTCGCAAGCTATCAAAAAGAGGCTGTTCTTCCCCGTCCACGATCAAAGGTTTTCCCACTGCTCTCGTAAGCAACTCCTCCTCGCAAAGTAGACCCCGGTGAAGACAGTCCCAGACTTCGGCAGTGGCCCAGAGTTCGAGAGAAGCTTTTCCCAGATTGCGCCCACATAGACGTCCCATTGCCTGTATCAGATTGGGTATATTCATGGTAGGTGACGGGGTGAAGTACATCGTGGGAAGATGGTACTCGTAATTGTTTGAGACTACGCTGATTCCTCTTCCCACACATCTTCCTGATACGATCACAATGTTAGCATACTCCAAACACCCTTCGAGATCGGCATGACCCTTGTTGACGACCTCGTTAGCCTCGTATATATACTGTAGAACACTAGAAATTGTAAGACGTTTATTTCTAGTGAACTTGCATGGTTCGAGAATCAAGGGTTGAGTATCGTCTCCCACCAACTTAAATTCATAGGTGGTCTCATTGCTAGGAAGATATAGAGCAATACCATTCCCATTTACTCCTATGACAACCAGACGCTCTCCAAGCTTCGGGTGAGATGCGATTCCTTCTACGATGCTTTTATGGGATGCGATCGAAGTTGTAACGTTAAGAAGACATATTTGAGGATGCCACCTGAGACCTCCCGGTCTTCCTACACCGATCAGGTGAGGATCCCTTTCACTGAACCGAGTAAGGAAAGGAAGGAGATTCTTGTCCTGTTCAATTCGTTCCTTCCAGCTTCTGTACTTATTGAATCCGTGGACGCTATGGGGAAGAACCTTGGCATTATCGGCGATATCCTGAAACCCTCGATAGTCTCCAGGGGGTGTGAGGCGAATCAAGTCGTCGGACTTCATCTTTGGTTCGTTCAGAACTACCCCCATCAATGTAGCAGATATACAGAAAGTCCGGTAAGCTTTCGATTTCAACACCTCGAATGCCACGGCGCGCTTGACGTCCTCCTGTGATTTGGATTCTTTACCGTAATCAGACGCGTCGGCTTCGTCAATAAACAGGTCGTAACTCCCGGGGTACCCCTCGCTGTCCTTAACGAGATTCTGGAGTTGTTTAGAGTTAGCCAGCGCTATGAATACGTATCCTCCCGATCGAAATGCATTGCGGCGGCTCTCTGCATCGTCTTTGGAGTTGCTCAGAGATGTCAGACAATTCACACTATATTTAGCTTCGTGTTTAGCTTCGTGTTGCTTCATCTCTTCGGCGACACGTTTCTCAATAAGTCTTACCCTCTCGCGTAGCTGGATCTGGTCACCTGTAAAGTTTCTTGGTACAATAACAGCGCTTCTTCCATCATTTAACGCTAGTAAGGCCTGAGCAATTGTCCATTGTGTCTTACTGGATTGTGTCGGGGACGTAACTCCCCGAATCTTCCCATGACCTAGTTCCTTGGATTCCAAAAAGAGTTCTGGATGCAACTTTGTAATGATCTCTCGCTCCTGGTCAACCATTTTTGACCGAAACATTTTTCCTTCATATTCGTTGAGTTTGATTATGTCAAACTCAGATCTTGTAATTGTTTGACCCATGTTTTACAGATTATAGATGTAAAGTGTGGTAAATATTCAACTTCAAAATGAGTTGACGTGGCCGAGTTCATCATCCCCGATGGTATCTAGCAATTCTTACAGTAGCTCGTTCAGTATGGCCACCAATACATTCACTGACATACTATTACCGATCTGTTTCTTCATTTGTGAGTTAGAAACAACTTGTTTGAATGAATCAAAACCTTGAAGATTGAACATCTCTTTGCATGTAGCGTAGCGATGATAAGGTATACACCATAAGGAACTTGGCCGAGCCAAAACACAGGGTGATACCTTGTGGGCCATCGGGTAGTTCGTGTAATGCAGAAAATCTACATCAACGAAGACAGCGTCTGGGCTGACCCGTTTTAGCGAGCTCTTACGACCCCATTCTTTGCGTTTTGTATCGGTATGATCTATGTAATCGCGAATATCATCCATCTCTGTGGGTTCTGGCCATTCAAAGTCTCCATTCTTCTTTCCAACAATGAAGATACGTTCACGATTCTGTGGAATACCGTAGTCTCTAGTATTCAAAACTTTCCACTTGACAGTGTAATTCTTTAATTGTAAAGAATCCCATATAGTCTTCCATGTATTTCCTTTATCATGCCATAAAAGGGCCTTAACGTTTTCTAGAATGAAATATGTCGGTTGTTTAGTTTTGATAACATCTAAGCAACTCCAGAAAACGTTACCACGTTTATCAGCGAACCCTCCTCTATCTCCAGCCATCGAAAAAGGCTGACAAGGAAATCCTGCCACGTAAAGATCGATATCCGGTACACGTATTGCGTCTCTCTTGGTGATATCTCCGTAAATTATCCGTGGATCGTAGTTTGCTTTGATACTTTGTATCACATATGGATCTATATCACTGCTAAAAACATGTGAATGAACGATCTTCAGCTGCCGTAGAGCTTGAATAGGGGCTTCGATGCCGCTACAATCTGTGCCTACTCTAAGACAAGTATGCATTTTGTGTTTTTGGGGTCTACACTTTAAAGCAACTTTGTCTTGACCTAAAGATAATATATTATATTAGAAAACTTATGACAAGCACAGACGAAAGACTCATTACTTTTCTTACGGAATTAACTGGTTCGTTAGAACGCGGAGAACTATGCCAGAGACAACTACAGAGCGTAGGAGAATTTTTCATGTCCTATCAGTTTCAGGAACGAGCGGTCCAGGATAGCGATGAGAGTATTCCAGATCCCCCTCGTTTTAGCCAGGCAGAACTAATCAAATTCTTATCGCTAGGTTGGTACGTATATCAGGTTCTCTTACGACAAGAAACTTTGCCGATCAACGATGAGATTGACTAACAATTTTATTTTAGTTTGATAGTATAAATAATGAGCATAGAACTTGAGAATGGATACAGCGAAGGACTAGCAGCAGCTCGACCTACATTCTTCGGTAGTCAGACTGTTAAACCCCCGCCTGGTGTTCAAGGGGCGGAACGTATAGAACCATCCTTGATTATTCCACCTATAAATACTGATATTAATTTCAGCATGCTTCCTACCTTTCAGTTGTCAACACACAAAGGTCTATCAGCGTTGGCAGCGCAACCGTTAGAGACTACCTTCAATTGGAGGGACGGTCCGTATGACGAAAAGAAAGGTCGTTTCGTTCCAAGCACAAAACTGAGAAATAAAATAGCTCTTCTATCGACTCCGGGTAACCAGATGTTGTGCGGTTCCTGTTGGGCCATATCTGTTGCATCCATAGTCGGGGATAGTTTCGTGATATCGGATATCGTGAACTGGAAACCCAATCTTTCAACTACTTATAGTTTAGCTTGTTACCCGCAGAAGCAATGTCACGGTGGAAATCCTGCCAAACTATTGATAGATATTGCTGGTGGAGGTTTAGTTAGCAACCACTGTATTGACTACTCTTGGTGTTCGAAAAATCAGTGGTGTAACGGAGACGCTCTTAAACATTTCAAAGCTCAACATGAGAAAATGGCGAGCCATCAATTAAATCCTCTAATTCCCACATGCGGTTGTCTGGAGAAAGGAGATTTTTTTAAGTTTATGGTGGATTCTCAACCAGGTCCTCAACAACTTAGCATCGGGGTCCACGACATGAAAGAAGGAGAGCTTCGATCTACTATCAAGGCTCACATTCGTCACAAAGGTCCGGTACTGGGTTCTTTCTTGGTATTCAAGAACTTTATGAAAGGATACTTTACCAAAGGTAAAGCCAATAAAGGTATATACTTGGAGAAGGCTACGTATAGCCCTGATGGAACAGTCACCTACCTTGACAACTTGGATAAAAAGACCTATGTAGGATCTCACGCCGTTGCTATCATTGGATGGGGAGTAGAAAAGGGAGTACAGATTGATAATAAAGGGACGAAACAAGATGTTCATTATTGGTTCGTCCGTAATTCCTGGACTCCTAAATGGGGAGATAAAGGGTATTTCAAGATGCCAATGTATCCTATCAAAGAAGATGAAAAGCCCATTAACAAACTTTCTCAGTTTGACAAACTTGTGAGAATCTTATCTCCGAAGGGACAAGTACAAGGAGGGGGAATGGTAGTGTTCACTACCAGTAAAGCTCCAACTAAAGTTAGTTTCGAACAAGTAGCTGCGGATTTTGCTGGCAAGCCACGCTCCAAACCAAATGAGTATTATAAACAAGAACAGAAAGATAGACCGAAACCAGTGGGGGGATCGTCGCATGGTCATTCCATACTGCCTAAGTTTAATCTTAATCTTACGATGGCTGGGAAGGTCACAGGAGCATTCGTCTTATTGGCATTTATCTTCCTCCTCGGATTCCTAGATGGTAAGGGGAATAAGAAAGCAGTTCAACGTATTCTGATATGCACGATCGTCACCCTGACTATAATAACTACTATCCTATCAATGCGGTTGTTGACGAACAACTACTGCAAGTACACGAAATAGGAGAAATTTTTATTTTAGTTGTAATGAATAAATAATGGCTAGTAGATTTACTCCTATAGTTAACCAGTCTAATGTCAAGAATATTCGCGAACAGATTGAACGTAAGAAAGGTTATAATCCTTATCATGCTACAGTCACTCAATCTGTCCAAGTACTAACAGACTACGATACTTTCCCCTATCCTCGCTACTACCGTGGTGTACCAGATTCTACGGTTCCCATTGTAGCCGAGCGTGAAGCTGGATGGCGGCCACGACACGATTCCTGCTACGAGGTTATTCAACCCAACGGTATGGAGATGTACCCAAAATACCCCAACCACTGCTGGCAAGGACCTTGTAGTTTGGTTACACCATGCTATCCCGAGTACGCCTCGCGATATGCAAGCCTTGAAGAGATGAATCTTATCCTGAATAACAAATGTATCACACAACATCGCTAACTCTTATCGTAATAAACAATGTTTATTACGAATAACGCTTAGGACTTACTTACTTCGTGCGTGACCAGGAGAAATATACACAGACCCAGAACAATCCATACACCGACTATTCTCCGGAACTTTTGTAGTTTGTACTTTTGATTATTACAAATTCCAAAAATACCCTTTACGGTTCCGGAGCCCGATTTACCATCAGATGGATTTTGCTCGCTATGATCACGGTAGATGGTCACTTTATAACCTTGCTCTAGCCAGTGACGTCAAAGATATCTGTCGATGACCCTAACCCTGACCCTGACCGTGATTTTTCGTAAGATTTCATTATTTCTTCATATACCTTTCGACCAGTTGTGGTTAAAAGCAGGAGACCTATACCAACGATACCAGTGATCATTATATAGCGTCCGTTCGACAAAAGTGTAGCATTATTTTTGGCGTGATACAGGCTTATCGCACCAAGAGTGGTAAATGAGATGCTTGTAAGCAGCATTAACATGAAGTAGCCATACTTAAGACCGGAAGAAAGTCCCGAGTCGCCTGATTTATCACAAGCAGAACAATAATAACCGCAGTAAATAAAGACCAATGTCGCGGTAAGCATAATTGTCGATAGAACAAGTACACCGGTGTTTGCAACCTCAAGCTCTTTTGAATACAGTTTACTGTCTAACGACATCGTTACTTGGGTAGACATTGAGCGGTAAGCACCGATCCCTCCTGAAATTAAAATAATAATGTACATTAACAATGTTAGTGGATGGTTCATATTTATTCTAAATAAATATTTTTATGAAATATTTTTGTGAATACCTAAGAAGTCTTATGGGGGTTTCGCTTGTATGTATCTCTTACTTTTCGATGTCCATATGGTTCAACCCGTCAGCCGCTAGCTCTTTCTTATAATAATTCATAAAGTCTCTGGTAATGTCCGCTAGCTCCTTCTTCTTTTGAATGGTATTACTTATTTTTTCTTTGACACTATGGAAAAGTTGGATCCCCGGTCTTATATGAGAAGGGACGTCCCCCCAATTGAATATAACAGCTTTGTCTAGAAACCTCTCATAATTTTTATTATGTATATGGGTCATGTGAATAGTGATTATATCTCCATAGGCGGCACCCGAGTCGTGAGTAACCAATATAAGGGAGATGGTTACGACAAGGAGAAAATTATTGAGATCTTTCATCCTTCTCCCTAGCACTATTCCCATGTAAAATGACAAATTTATATTCCCGTGTTTTTTGATATAATTATATCAAAAAAACTTCAGAATGAATACCTACAACATAGCAGCTGCTAGTTCCTCTTCGATACTTAAGCCTTGAAATGTTGTATCTAACCGTTCTTCTATTTGATCAAAACCCTCGCTAATCAATCCGGTGAAGTATTCATATACTGGCTCCATAAATTCTCTTGTTAGACCTGAGTGGATTACGTTTCCAGAGTGGAACACCAGGAAAGTATTATACCGATTGGCCTTCAATTTTGCTGCACGCTCCTTCTCCCCTAGTAAATCTAGGTACTCTTGATACGTAGTCCATTTCTCTTTCCACTTATCACCGCTGCTAGTCAATTTCTTGATTTTCATCTTGCTTATATCCTCATCGAGTGGTATCTTAATGTTGACACCGGTATACCCAAAAGATGTCTCCAATAGACAATGAAATTTATCTAGATTACCCATATATTTGTTAAGCTTGCTTCGATCTACTAAGAACCCAAGCGAGAAATCAATATTACGCATTGATGGAATGAAGAGTACCTCAATGTCGGAAGAAGCATTCTTAAACTTGTACAAGTCTTTGTTATCACGAATGTAACCCCATAAGTACCTTACACAATCTTCTGCATGTTTATGTGTCTTACATCCGGTCATCTGGAAAGTCCCATTCCTGCATACCTTAAAGTTGATAGGTTTATCTAGTATAATGACTATTGTGATTGAGTTTCTGAACCATTTTTTCCTTTTCCCCGCTTTTTTCTTCCTAGGGTTAAGCTCCACTCCTCTGATCTCCCCTTCGCATTTAATTGTAACGATTGACCCGGGTATGATATCTTTATTTGGGTTTGGTTGAAGACCCTTCTTTTTACGACCCCGTTTCTTAGGTATCACTACATAAGGAGTGATTGGAAGTTTAGTAAATAGTTTCTTGATGTCGATAGTAAGATTTGTATTTGCCGTGTAGGTCTTGGTAGAGACCGTTATATCCGAAAATTTCGGAAATTTTAGTGCTTTGGAAGTCATTTTTATTATTATTTAAAGAACGAGGACCCTTTAAGTAGCAATTTTAAATTTGCTCCTTTTACGGCATTTGGAATTGATAATATTTTTCTTGTCCCTACTGATATTAACAAAAGATGCTATACCTAACTAAATTTGAGAAAATTCGCGTACTAGGAGCACGTGCAACGCAGATATCCGAGGGAGCACCGTCAACGGTCGATACGACTGGTCTCACCGATGCAATGGCCATCGCAAAAAAAGAATTATCAGAGAACAAGTTACCTCTAGTAATCCAGCGTGTTTATCCCGATGGGAAAATTCTGGAAATTCCTGTGATGGAAATGCTACATGAATAAAAAAGAAAGAATTTATGTGATAATATTATCACATAAAATAAGGATAAATTTTTAGTACCCAATTATTTATTCTTAAGAAGATTGTCAGAGTCGGTGCACGTGACTACATCCCCTGAGGCTAAATTAAATGTCAGGTTTGCGCTATCAAAGGTTGAAGGAAAGTCAAACTTACTTCCATGCCAGTCATATCGCGGTCCTAAATAAGGTAACACTTTTTCTGTTACATCTTCTTCCTTGTCGTCAATCACCTGCAGTACCGGTGATGGTCCTCTTACGGGTTTAACTATCATAGTATATACCTTACCGCTAACCACATAAGTAACTAAGAATTTATTGCGTCCAAGTTTCACAACCGTGCTATTCATATATTGTAGAAAGCTAATATAAAATACTTTGCATAGGAGCCGTATACTGTGGTAGAATACGGCCCAAGCCGTCCTGTGCTGAGTTGACACGAGATTGTTCAGACTTTTCCATCTCTGATATTTTAAGCATAATTGAGAAGTTATAATTGTGAGCCCCTCCATACGTATGAAGCCATAGAGACATAATGATCCAAGTAGGTACCATAAATAAATGAACATTGTTTATATATGGGACTTATTTGTTTAAACAAATGTTGTCAAGTGATAAATGAGTACAAAAGAGTATTCTGTTACGGTGACACCTGATAGTAAAGATGAGAAGTTTACTACATCCATATGTGATTGCGAGAAATGTAAGCGAATGCATATGTCTCAGATAGAGTGGGACACCTTTACCCCACGGACACATCTCCAACGGGGAATGAAAGAAGTAATAGCTCGAATAGAGGCAAGGATAAATAACGAATTGCAACATTAATAATATCGATATTAAAGACAATACCTTTTTGGTATTGCCTCAAAAGGACTTGCTCTCGGCGAGGCTTGAACTCGCGACCGCCAGTTCATAAGACTGGTGCTCTACCAACTGAGCTACGGGAGCCCATACCTAATCATGTATGGGCTCACAAAGTAAGGTTATTATGGTCATCGGAAACAGCTTGGTTCTCGCTCTTCCTATCCAATATACTACTTTGCAATCTTTAAACTATATTTTACGCTATATGAACCAACTCAGACCTTAAATATTTTTTTCGGAATAACTTTAGTCAATTCTTTTGCGAGTGTTTCTCTATGGTTACCCTTATAATCAAAAGTACAATTATGATTTAGACGATGTTCTTGACAATATAATTTACCGCATCTACAGCGACTCATCTCTTTTACAACAAGGAGTATTTTCCTTTTACATCTAGGGTGTTTACAACGGGCCATTTATATAATATAGAGAGTTTCTCTAAATATAAATGACTTTTATATTACGGGGAGGGGTTCATCATATCACAGTCTTAACAGCTCGATTCATGCTATAAATACGTGCTGCGGCAAGAAAGGGGGTTAAGCATAACCTTGTGGAGTGGTCCGGAACTACCAAGGTAATACCCACTCCAATTCCCAGACCTAAGCTAGACCCTATCATATTTATGACACTTATCTTTGCATATATCTCTCCTATATTATTATCTATAGCCAATTTTTGTATACACATCGCGTTCACGGCTCCGATACCGGCAAATGATATATTACTAAGGATATTAGAACATCCAGCGATAGGAAGAAATAAATTGGGTACCAACGGAGTTATAAACATGCTAGCAAATGCAAGCTGTTGAATACCATGAGAGTATCCTAGAAATCTATGAGGATCCTTGTCTGCCTTTGTACTCATTTTGGATATATAACCAAGAGCTCCAAGCTGCCCAATAATGTCCTTTCCAACATAGTTGATAGTGCGGTAAGTTTCTGAATCGCTACCAATAGCAGCCAGCATGCTGTGAGAAGCCATGGCACTCTCTGTTGATACTATAACGTTGGAGATAAAGGACCACCTAAGGTATTCAGAATATTTAGGATGGTGTTTCCCCGAAGGATAAAGCAATCTTCGCAGCATTTTATTTTATTGTATTCTTATCAAGATGTAGAATATCAAAACCAAAAACACCAGCAACAATTTCTACGTCGTGGACGAACTTTCTCGATCCGTTTACCTGTATTACACAAGGGGCAACGTTTGCCCCTTCCTTTATCAAACCATTTTTGAATACATCTATAGTGGTAGACGTGTCCACACTCGGTAATACCAAGATCCCCATCTGTGAGCGGTTCAAAACATATCACGCATTCTTCTGACGGACGCGCTTTACCATTTCTCATTGTCTTCCTTTACACTAATAAATATATTGTTAGAATAAATGGCTGAAGCAAAAATATACTGCGGTGACAGATCTGATCTGCCCGGTAACCAGAATTACACAAGATTTGGAACCCGAAATGAGTGTTTGAAGTGCGGCTTCGGTGCAGCCATGTATAAATACAGATGGGCTGCGCCGGATAATATACCAAGACCCCCTCTGCGAGCTCGGCAAGGTTGTCTCAGGTCAGAGCGACACGATCGGGGAGATGTCAGAGGTAATCAGTTTATCGGAGGACGCCGAGGCCCCGGGCGTCCTTACTTACGAGAACGTACCAAACTTATTGTGACAATATCAGTATGGTTGCTGATATGTATAGCTACATTTGTGTTACTCTATATGATCTCTCCGGATCCAGTAACAAAAATAGAAAATAAAAAGAAAGTTATAAAATGGGATACATTTATAATAATCTACTCTCTAATTGTAATGAGTATCACATCCCTATTTGTCTTCTTCTATTCTATGGTTCGTATCCACGATGTTTGATGACCCATTTCGTCTCTCTCCATGTGATCATATGCAAAAGTCTTACGTTGTCTTATATATCTCCAATTAATGATAGTTGCCGATATTAAATTTGCGAGTATAATCATAACAAAGAAAGCTGCTTGAGAGATAATACCTGATACTATCAGTATCATGTCCAATTCCGAGTAGAGTGCGAACATATTAACAATAAGCATGGTAACTGTCTTAGAGTATATCAATACATCGCTCTTTGGATCCTGAACACAATTGATTATCCAAGGATATGTAACGGAGTTTATCCAGTTGTTAATCAACTGATGCACGAAGAAAAGAGCAAGAAGAGTATAGTATGTTAAATCATCGTTAATAGTAACACTCATAAATGTCACCGGGGTTCCCCATCTGAAGAAGGTTGACTTCTCGTACATACCCATAGCTGCTAGAATACCTGCCAGTGCGGCTATATATAGATAACCAACACAGATGCTCAAAAAAGGCGAAGTTAACTTGTTCAGAAAATGGTTCATTATTTTTAATAATGAACACGTATCGGTGAATATAAATTACTTTTAAATTTTAGAAATCAACAAATATGTAAATAATTCTCTGGTGGAAATTATTTCTTAACATTCTTGATAGCGGGGAGCACACCTTTCTTACGTGCTTCAGCAACTTTCGCATCGACTTGAGCCTCTATTCCAGATGACCCACTAGGAGCTCCTCCCCCAGTGGATGAAAGAGCTCCTAACATTGGTCCCATCATATTCATCATGCTTCCTAGATCAGGTACTGCTTGACCGTCTTCCCCGCTGTTAGCCCCAGCATTGATGCTACCCATCATGGCACTAATAAGATTCATTGGATTTTCATCATCAGAACCTGTAGCATCTCCACTCAAAGAAGATACCATGGTCTGAACTGTGCCCATCAATTTTCCCAGGTCAAGGGTACCATCTTGTAACCCATTGCCCATTCCTCCGACAAGATCTGCAAAAACCCCGGATTTCATGATAGAAGCTACCGCTTCCATTGGGTTAGCATCGGGATCTACATGTTCCTCAACCTTACCTATAATATCGTTAAGGAAATTAGCTTCCTTTGCGGGTCCAGATCCTTTGTCAGCTGTAGCCTTTAGAATTTGACGGGCTTTCCCGGTCGGATCGACTAGAGCCGAGATTGTGAGCAAATGTTTCCAGATAACGTCCGTCGTATCCTTGTCGGCAGAATCAAAGATTTTTTTAATATCAATATAGACGCGATCAGAATATGAAATCTTGGTCTCGGCGAACTTTGAGACATTTCTCGATTCAAAAGCCTCTCGATTGGTAGTACAGAAGAGTCTAAACGCGTCAATATGTTTGTGAATTGCCTTCTCGTGAGAGAGGGTAGTCTTACTGATAAGATGTACATATAGTTTTAGAGGACGTTCATCCTTTCCAAACACCTCTTCTAGAGAAGTAGTAAAGTTGGAAATAGCCTTGAAGGTAACCAATGAAGTATCTACGTGTGAAATAGCCATTATTTAGTAATTCAATGTATTATTTTAAATGTCTTTTGAATTTGAGAAATGATCCAAAGAAAAATATACAAAAGAAAAATGAACGACTCAAATCAATACTGGTGTGACTATTGTTCTACTCCTTCCAAGGACCATAGTTCTCTAACTCAACATCAGGAAAGTTGTAGATCTTATAAAAAATATAAGGACGTCCTATTTTGCTGCCAAAGGTGTGGAGCTTTTTGTACAAAAGATATAAAAAACTTGGACGTACATTTGGAAAGTTGTATGAAGGGATCCACCTTGTTAAACAGTTCAAATCTTAGAAAGGAATTGGAAGAGCTAAGATCTCAACTAGCAGCAGAAAAGACCCGAAGCAGTATTTACTTGGCTTTATTAGGATCACATACAGGTATTAATATTGAAAAATTGATAGAAACGAAGGACAATGAAATACATCTCTTCGATGTGACCCCCGGTACGAATGTCTTTTTACATGAGAGAGTACAAACAAAATGTCTCAACAAATTAGAAGGGTCTCCGGTAAAGATCCCCGAACCACAAAAGCACTCGCGTAATTACAGACGCGCCCCCAGGTATATTGAAAGTAACCCGGAACCCACTACCCAAGCAAGATCTCTCGTTATTGACCAAATAGACAAAAGAAGTAAGGAAACTCTTAACCAGCTTAACGAAGATGTAGCCAACATTATACAACAATCATGTAAAGAATTGATAACTCAGCTAAAATCCAGTAGAACATACACAAAATTATTAAGGAAACTAAAAATGGAGAGATCTAAGTTACTAGGTACTCTTAAATTACAAGAATATATACAAGTTGTTAGAGATCATATTAAAGATTTAACAGTCGTGCTTAGTAATAAACAGCAATCGAGTAAGAAAGTTCGGACCAATATTCGTAATTCACTCACCCCAATTGAAGCTCGTGTTCTGAGATACCAGGGTTATCATGAGACCCATTTAGACGGAGATTGTCGAGAAAAACTGGAGGCTGTATTACGGCATGGACGTATATTTTCCAAAGAATTTAAACCTTACTCCCCTCAAGAACTTAGTGATAAGTTAACAAATTATAGTGTTGCGGTATTCCCTATTGAAAAGCTTATTAGATGGGCATTAATTAACCCGTATGGATTCTGGAATGTTACATACTTACCATGGCCCAAATCGACTTTAGAAGACCCTTATAGTTTCTACGTTCTACAAAAGATTAAGAAAGGGAAAAGGTACTGGAATATGAATTGTCGCCTGGAAGACTTTACCACAGATTTAATAGCAGGTGTTCACCCATACTTAATACGAACATTCAGAGAACTGTATTATGATGTGTTCAGCGATAACCGTTATCGCTCTAATGCCATAGAATTATCTTCTTTTGTTGCAGAGGACTGTGAGCAGTTAGCTCGGAATATTATTCTAATGTCTCAACCAAGAAAACTCTGTCGCAAGATATGTAAGTTACTCACTGATAATTGTACATATAAACATACAAAACAAGACCATTTTAGTTTACTTGGGGATGACTTGCTTCAGAGAAAAAGATTTCAGGAAAGAGAAACCATAGAAATGGTAGATACTGTCAAGCAACTCTTTGATCATATCACTGATGAACAAGCTGTAAATTTCTTTAAAAGCAGGAACGTAGCTTAAAAAAACTTACCTATAAATAAAGGAATGAGTCTCAATCTTCGAAAAAGACCGAGTAATATACTCGATGATAATATAATCAGCAAGCGACCTAGAATAGAGGAGAAGAACCCTATACAACCTAGTATACCGCAAGAAGTAAACAAGAAGAATCTTCTCAACGAATTAACTCCTCGAAATGGGGATAATGACGATCTTCCTCAAGAGAATGTGTTGCCACAAGAAGACGAAGAACCAGACGAAGAACCAGAGGAAGAATCAGGCGAAGAATCAGAGGAAGAATCAGAGGAATACTCAGGTGAGAGTAGTGATGAATATGACATAGATTACAATGAAGAGATGGATATCCTCAAAGACAAGGATCCCGATCTCCATTCTACTCTTAAACAGGTCCATGAGGAATTAGAGAAGACAGAACCTAGTGTACACTCTTTGTTAAAGACACCTTTAAGAATTGAGGATAGAGCTAAACTCTGTCAATTTTATGAGATATATAAGTCAACTGAACCCAATACGCTTGAATGGTTGGATGCTCGTACGAGATATAATACAATGTTCAAAGAGTATCAAATGGGTTATAAACAATATGAAAAATTTACCCCAGATGAACATAAGAGAATGAAAGAAGAAGAAAAGAAATTAACTAGTTATAACCCACAGCTCACTATAAAGTATAAAATATTGAATTTACAGACGTCTCAAGCTAATAAAGCTGCTATATATAGACGATATGAGGACCTTCAGGCTCTAGAAGGAAGTAGCGATGAATATAATAAGCTCAAACATTGGTTGACTTGGGCTACAAGTGTTCCGCACGATAAAATTAAACGGGTAAATGTCCCGGATATTACCCAATTTATCATAGATGCATCACACAAACTCGATAAGGAACTATTTGGTATGAAAAAAGTAAAGGAACAGATATTACTATTTTTAAGCGCTAAGCTCACCAATCCATCTTTACGACGAGGTAATCTAGGGCTAAAAGGACCGCCAGGTACAGGTAAGACACAGATAGCTCGTATGGTTGCTAAACTAATGAATTGGGGTTTTGAACAAATCTCCTTCGGTGGTGTTGATAAAGCGGACTTCCTAAAAGGACACGAGTATACTTATGTAGGGGCACAACCTGGGGCTATTATTAAGGCATTGAGGAGAATGGGTCATAAAAACGGGGTTATCTTTTTGGACGAACTAGAAAAAGCAGCTGAACATCCAGATGTGAGAGCTGCGCTACTACATCTTGTAGATCAATCTCAAAATCATGAGTTTAGGGATAATTTCTTAGGGGACATTACAACAGATCTTTCTCATATCTGGTATATAGCCTCTATGAATTCCACTCCACGAGATCAAGCTTTAGCAGATCGTTGGTGGATGATCGAGGTACCGGGATATACTCTATCCGAGAAGATACAGATCGTAAAGGAATATTTGTTACCGAAAGCTCTTAAGAGTATATCTAGGGATACAAAGGATGTTACTATAGATATAAGTACATGCGAGTATCTTATTCAAAGAGTATGTAAGAAGGAAGATAAAGGCGTGCGTACCATCCAGAAGTCAATTATGGATATTATCAACAAGATTAGCTTCTTAGTTACCCATCAAGATAGTAAAGGTCGTCTACCATTCAGCACCACCTTTAAGATGCATAAGAAACTAAGTTATCCTATTGAACTGACTAAAGATATTTTAGATAAACTGGTATCCAATAAAGAGCTTAACGTTATGCTAAACATGATGTATTTATAATAGTTTTGAAAGGGATTATATTATATCTCTATTCAATAAATGAGTTACAACATTAATCCATGCAAAGCTTGTTGGCAAAAATACAAAAATGGCGACTGCAATATAAATGAACTCAATGACTGTGTCGTCGACACGTCTACTGCTTTCAGCAACTTTCCTAGTAATAATTCTTTGAGAGGTAATTTGAAAGGTCTGAACTGGCAAGATTGCATCGCCCAAAAATTAGCAGAATTGCCTTATGTTGCCGGAAAACCACAAAGCTTTTGTAATTTTCAGGTTAACACGGCCCCTCGGTTGTTGCAGGTTCCACACTATTTCCCTGAACTATTAGAGAGTACACAGGACCCAGAGAAAGCATTGAAAATATGTCATAAGATGTGTCAAGAAAACAGACTATCGGAGACATGCAAGGAAACATGCGACTGTGACCATAGCGCAGTGGAGGACTTCTCGAAGAAAAAGAAAAAAGTGAGGTTTGCCGACGATTGTGATACGAGAGGGTTGAACACGGCTAGTGTTCCCGCTTTTACCCAGGGAGGATGTATAGAAAATTTTTCTCGGTCTGTTCCTGATGAACCTACTTTTGGTGATGAAGCTAAAGCCCATCCGGTTGCTTTCTGGGTACCTTTTATTATTGTTTCTATACTCCTTTCTCTAGTTCTGGTATGTTTTGGTGTAGGATTATTTTCCCATAAGTTCGGAAAGTGATGAGAGTTGTGCGGAAATCATTCCTAAGGTGATTTTTTTATTCTAATACTACGAATAGTATTAGAAAACATTCAGCGTTTAAGAGAAAGTGTACATGAAGAATAAAGATGAACGACTATAAGATATCAGATATTATACCTCTTTTGCGACAGTTTGGAATCGCACCTGAACAACTAGGACCAGACAAGCTCAATAAACTGATGAGAATCACTCAGAATATTTCAGACCCTTCTCAAATCACTCCCGCATTATCTCAAGAGATCATGAGAACCATAGGAGTTAGTGCACGTCCTCCGACAAAGCCCAAGCGATCGGCGGGACATAAGATCGGTCGTAACGACCCTTGTCCTTGTGAGTCTGGGAAGAAGTGGAAAAAATGTTGTCTTCGTGACTGTAAATAACTTTATAGTTAAGTTTCGCTTGTTGATTATGGGACTTTTCAACAGAGAACTTTGAAATAACTAATCCAAGGATAAGACCAGTAACATTGAAGAGAATGTCAGATTGACACCCGGTTACCCACTCATTTCCGTACTGAGGCATTAACATCTTTTCGGCCTTTTTCCCCAAACTCTCCGTCCCTTGTTTAGACTGTAGGTTACGAACGAGAACTCCACCGCAATATTCGAAAATTTCCCATCCAACACCAAGACAGATCCATAACCACCACCAAGAAGGAGCTATATAACCGAGACATACATATAAGATAAAGTGTGATATTGGCCAAAGTGAGTATACACCTTTCTCCCCGGTCATATCTCCAATGATTTTTGACCTGAACACTGTTAAACTCATTATGTCGTCCCCAGTAATATAACGAAAAATAGCTACACACACGCATAATGTAAAAGCAACTGTGTAAGAAAGTACACCTTTCTTAAGTTCTTTTTTTCTTGTCGTTGTTGTCATTTATTTTACTAAAATCTTTTGCTTTAACACGATGAAAAACTTATTTTTTTCAAATCACCATATCCTCCAACAAATTTACCCTTGTGGAATATCATAGGAAAGTATCGATATTTCTCGTCGATAATCTTATCTGTAACGTCCCAGATTTCCTCTTTATTTTTATTAGTGAGGGCAATTGACCTATATTTTTTACCATTGGATGTTAAGATTTTCTTAGCTTCGGTGCAGTACCCACAGCCTTCCATCGTAACTATGAACCATTCAGTCGACTTGATTTTTTTCTTTAGTGTTGATTCTACTCTTTTAGAAGACTTCCTCTTCTTCGTTGGAGACCTCCTCTTCTTCTTCGTTGGAGACCTCCTCTTCTTCTTCGTTGGAGACCTCCTCTTCTTCTTCGTTGGAGACCTCCTCTTCTTCTTCGTTGGAGACCTCCTCTTCTTCTTCGTTGGAGACTTCGGTTTCTTGGTAGAAAATAAATTTATTATCATTTATTATAACAGTGTTATAATAATACTCTATGAGTATTACTGGTTCCACAATCTAAGTGTATCTAGAGTTACACATTTACTTCGACGGTATTTATCTTTTACTGATACCCAAAATGGGCCATCAACCTCATCCTGGTAAGCATCTCCGTATATGATCCATCCAGATTCTTTTCTCCCATTACTCCTAAGAACATACACCCATTCACCAAACTCCTTCAAGAGAGTTTCGCGATCTAGGGTAGTTTTATCCAACCAGGAAGTTGCTCGTTTTTTACAATCGGGAATATTACAGGTCCAAAGACCAATATATGGTTGATTGGTAACTCTAAGAAAACAGTTACCTTTTCCATCACACACATCACATGATTGTTCTTCTAGAAGAGAAGATCTGTGAGGGTATACTATCTTTTTCCCAACCTCTGTCATTTAGAATATGTTATTTATAACTTTAGATCATCGAAAAAACTATGATATAATAAAATATGGTGATAACGAAGAAAATCTTAACAATATTATTTTTCACATTGATGATTATAATACCATTCTGTTTAATTCTAATTATACACCTTCAAAATGGTGGAGCTAGAGATAGAACTAGAGGTGGTAGAGATAGAGGCGGAGGTGGTAGAACTAGAGGTGGAGGTGGAGGTGATAGAGATAGAGGTGGAGATAGAGGTG